ATTGCTTTATTATCATAAGTTTGATAATTCAACTGAAAAGGCCCTGGGGTAAAGGCTACTTGACTAAATGGAGATAAAGCAGAATACTCTCCGTCTTCATATTGCCATCTATATGCAAAGCTTAAAAAAAGCTCTTCCATGTAGTTTTCTCCACCACCTAATTGGTAGCTGTCTAAATTAGGTGCGTTTAATGGAGGTGCTACAATTACACCAACATCTTGTTCCGTTAATTGATCAACTGTTGTTAAGCTATTTGGTTCAGGATAATTTCTATTAATATTTATTTTTCTAGGAGGATTTAAGTTATCCGTAAAGAACAAAAGGTCTCCAATTAAATTAACACCATTTACTAAATAATTTTTGTCAAAATTTAATAAAGAGGTAGATATAACATGATAAAATAAAACAAATGTTCTTGTGTTGTAAGAAACTATTAAGTCTACTTTCCCTGTTGAAGAGTTTGTATTTGCAGAATCATTAACAAACCAATATATAGTTTCATTAGCTCCGTCTTCAAACGCTCCGATACATCTAGCAGATGAACTTAAATCAGCTCCTTTAAACTGTAGTTCTACTAAAAGCTCATTACCCTTAGAGTTCTCTACAGCCCCTATTTCTGTTCCTTCTGTAGAACCTAGTCTTATGTTTAAAGCATCTATATATTCACCTTGAGGAACTAGTCGTTCATCAATGCTTTTATTCATTCTACCTACAACAAAGTTTTTTTGAATTTTAGCCATGTTATTTTATCCACTTGTTTTGCCCCCTTAGATTCATTAATAATCTTCCTGGGTGTATATTGCTCAATCTTAATTTTGCGTTCCTTAAAAGGGCTGATTTCTCTTTTCTGGCTCTATTGATAATGTACTCCTGTATTCCAAATTTACTTTGTAGTATTACAAACTTCATGTAAGAATAAATAAACTCTTCAAATAATTTGTTTACACTAATTTCTGAGTCATCACCATTTTCCATTCCATCTGAAACATACTCTAAAACACAAAGCTCTCCTGCCATATCGGAACTAAAGTTTATTACTCCTGATTTTTTATTTATTTTAAAAGTAGGATTTGCATTTGCTGTTTCTGTATTTAAACCATATCTAGCTCCAACAGGATATTCAAAATACCATACTCCATTATAAAAAAAACCTTCCTGGCCATTGTATTGGCTTTGTTGATTTAAATATATGCTTTTACCACCACCTGTAATTCTTTCTAAATCTAAAGTTGATGTAGATGGTTTTAGTATTTTTCCATCTTGGTCAAACAATATTCTACAATTATTATCTTGTAAATAAGCATCACTCCAATTTGTTTGAATATTTTCAGTAAGAGGAAGTAACGTTCCGTTTTTATATAAAGAAATTCTAACCCAATTAACATAATCATGAGGCAAAACATATCTTAAAGTATCACAAACCTCTAACTCTAAAACTTTAACTTCTTTCATTGAATCGTAATTCAATTCCTGAATAGCTCTTTTAGCGTGAAATAAAATATTATACCTTTCAACGTTATTTATTAATTTATCATTACCTACATACATTAATCTAAAATTGTTAACAATGTCGTTTAATGAAACATATTGATAAGAACCCCAATTTTCATCTTGAGAATTAGGATTTCCTGTGTTTTCGTAATATTGATATTCTGTTATATATGCCATAATCTATCCTTCTTGTTCAGTTGCTTCTTTTTCTTCTGTTTTTCCAAATTGAACTAATGCAGCTTCTCTTATAGACATACCTGCATACTGTAGTATTTTATTTACAATATTTGGTTCATCTGATAATGGTAATTCAAAATCTTGATAATCTACTGATGTTTCGTCAAAACTTGGGTCACCTCCTGTAATAATATTAAAGTATGTCCAGTTAGGATCTTTAGGGTATCTAATGTATTGAGAAACAAGAGTTCCTGGTGTAGTTATAGTTTCAGGATAAACCGTAATACTATTTCCTAAGTCTACATTATTTGCACCTCCCAAAACATAAGCTGGGAAAAAAAGCCCTGGTTTTGTTAGTGGAGAAGAATTTAAATAAAATATTTTATTTTGAGATACTCTTTCAACTTCCGTAATTCCTTGTGTATTTACAATGGTGTAAGAGCTGCCAAGAAAACCACCATTAAAAAAATTATTGCTTGATATTGTTAATTGAGTATTACTATCTACACTTACTACAAAACAACTTCCTCCAGAATAAGTACTACCACCTGTAGTGTTTGTTATTAACATCCCTGGTTTTACAGCAATTGAACCACCTACTAATCCTAAAAAATTTCCCGATGAGTCTATTAAAGTTGTTCCTATAGAACCAAGAGTTATTGTGCCTGTTGCTATAAGGTTTGGGTAATAATTAATTTTATTAATCAAATAGTAATCTTCAGGTAAATCAAATAAATTTATACCTGTGTTTATTAATCCTTTTGTAGATGAAAAACTATCTATTACTTCAACTATTCCTTTTACTAAATCAGCATATCCTTCTCCTGAAACTCTAGCGTTTTGTTTTACAATTTGTGAATTATATTGATAAAAATAATCTTCAAAAATATCTAATTGCGCTTGCTTTGCATATAAATTAAAATCATTGGGAGTTATATATCCAAAGTTGTTTTTATTTGCAATAGAAAGAACAGTTGCTCTTACTGTATTTATTAAACTCATACTAATTAATCTTTTAACAAAGATACAAAAAAAGAGGCTTCATTTTTTGTGAAGCCCCTTTCAGGATAAATCTTGTTTTTTTTATTGGTTATAGCTTGTCGTCCAATATTCTTAATACTTCTATTCCTTCGTCACTTTGAAGAAATGAAGCTAAAATAAATAAAGGATCTTCACCATAAGGAACTGTAAGTAATTTCTTTTTGTTACCTTTTAAATTATAGTAAACATCTTTTTTGTTTTTTAATACCAATAAACTTTCTGCAAAAAATTTAGCGCATTTATTCTGAAGAGTTAATAAAGGGTCATTAATAGACTCTAAAAAATCCTCCGGATATCTTTGAGCAAACAATCTAACATCACGTTTTAATTCAGCTGATGTCATTCTTTCTACTCTTGCACCTATTACAACTCTAGCTATTGTTTCTAACATCTCAATGTCTAAGTCTTTTGCTGCCATCATAGCCTCTAAAACTAAATCCATACTGTCAACATCAATAGCTGCGTCTCTTTCCTTGTCAACTTCAACAAATATGTTTCCGTTCCCTGGATGATAGGCTAAAAATTCTTGTAAAATTTGGTTTTGTTTTGGAACTTGTAAGAACCCATCTTCAAAAATAATTGGTTCTAAAATAACATTACCATCTTGCTCTTCTTCAAAAATACTTTTTTGATTTTTAGCATAACGTAAAGACCTGTTTTGTCCAGTCTCTTCGTCAAAAAATAATAATGAACTTCTTTTAGTATTCCTTGATGGAATTGTAAAACTCAATGGAGCTTTGTCTCTGGTAAGTTTGTAGCTTTTATTCACAAAAGCTTCTTTCTTTTTTTTCATTTGATTTTGATTTAAATTTAATAAAAAAAAGGGGTAAGGTTAATTACCCCTTTATTGTAATTATCTATATCTTATTTAAAGATAAAGAAGTTGTTAGCACCTAAAGTACATAACGCTCTTTCAGATAAGAAGTTTACTTCCATAGCATCTAAGCTAGAAGTAGAAGCTCCACCTGCTGAACCTGTAATCCATGTTTTGTAACGTCTGTCTTCAGTTTCTGAAGCTCTATAACGAACATGTAAGAATGGTCTTTTAGCATTTTTACCTAAAACTTGGTCATATACTGTAGTAGAACCTGCAGGTACAAGAATACCATTAATTGCTCCACCTACTAAACCTCCACGCATTGTAGGATCATTTAAATATTTCCAGTCTGTTTTGTAAAAGTCATAACCTCTACGGAATCCTGAGAATCCTAAGTTAAGTGCCATTTCTTCATCATTGTCAAAAAGACCATATGATGTACCACCTGCTCCATAAGAGTTTTGTGCTGCTAACATATCGTCAATGTCAAATCCAAACTCTCTGTTTAAGAAAATAACATTTTCTTCAATAGAACCTTGTTTGTCTAATCTTTGAATAATAGCATCAAAATCTGCAAGAGTTGTTGGGTTACCACCACTCCATACATTTCCTCTTTCTTCAACTACATAGAAAAGTCCTTCTGAACCTTTGTTACCAACACCTGATGCAACTCCTTCTACAATCGCTGCTGCTCCTGACGCTGCTTCTGCAGGTACTGCTTCAACCATAGCTGTCTCTAGATAGTCTTCAAAACGAAGTCTAGTTTCATGCTCTGATTTCATATACCATAAGAATCCTGTTGCACCATTTTCAGTAGTTACTTCAATCCATCCAATTTGAGCCATATCAGAACCAGATACTGCGTAACGGTCTTTTATGATAATTGGAGAGTTAGAGAAAATCTGATCATCAGCTTCAAGTTGCCCTTGCATTCCAACAGATCCTTTTTGGAACTCTGAACCATAAATAAATAAAGAACATACTACTGCTGCTGCAACTGCTTGTCCACCTGCTTCATAATAAGCTACATCAATTGTTCCTGCTGCTGTATCAACTGCAGTTACAATAGCTTTATTGCTTAGTACTGAATTTGCTGTACTATCAGACAACATAATTGTTTGACCAACACGAACCGCAATAGAACCAGCTCCTGGTACTAAAGCATCTCCAATTGTTAGTGTTGCTGTATCTGCTGCTGCTGCTGCTGCTGAAGTTACATTTGTATACTTCGTGTGTAATCTACCTTGTTCTGCCCATTTAATTAAATCTGAGTTAGAAGGCATTTCAGCGCCTACCATTCTTAAGAATGATGCTACTGTTCTGTTTCCATAACGTTCAAATTCCTTCTCATAAGTATCTGGAAGATACTGATTTAAGAAATCAAAGTTAGTAATGTAATTTGTCTGTAATAAGACTTGTTCTGAGCTTGGCTGTAAGTCAAACCCTGGTACTGCATCTACTGCCATAATTTTTGTTTTTAAATTTTAAACTTTTATTTTTTACTTCTAATTTTTAATCCTCTACCGCTTGTATCTGAAATTTGTCTAGCTTTAAAGCCACCTTCTCCAATCACTTGGGGAGTTTTTCTCATTGACATGTTAACGTTTTTACTTTTTTTGCTAACGTCACCAATTGCATCTGACTTCCCTTGTTCGTAAAAATAATTAGCAAATCGTTGAGGATCCATTGCAGCACTTAATGCTGTATGCCATCCTTTTGCGTCTTTAATTAAACCATCATCACCAACATATTTGCCAATAAAATTGTTTAAATCGCTTTGCTTAGACCTCATTTCAGCAGCATCACCATAAGAATAATTTACATTTTTATCTCCTACATTGAACTCAAAACCTTTGAACTCAGAATTAAAAATTTCATTTGTTTGTTTTTGAAAAAACTCACCTTTTCTTTTAGCAACTTCTTCAGCTGACTTTGAATTTTCTATATAACTCTTATAAGCCTGCATGTCTTTAAGTTGTTCTTCAGAAAGAGAATTCCCACTTGACTCAAGAGGAACCCTGTATTTTTCTTTAAACTCATTAAGATATGTTTTCGCTTTTGAAAGTTCTCTTTTTTTAGCAATATTCTTTTTCTTTATATCGTTTTCATCATCTAAATCTTCGTCATATGAAAACTTTTCATCTATTAAATAATGAATATCTTCACTATCTAAATCTGATTCTGTTAAAGAATAGTACTCTGCTAATACTTGATCTTCACTTAATTCATCGTAATTTTTATTTACTTTTACGAAATCTTCAAATCCTCGACCTGTATTTTTTTTATAATCTAAATACTTAGAAACATCTTCAGGTAAATCTTTTGTTTGCTCTCTTTCAACAAACAGATCATCTACAGAAGATATATCTTTATTATATCTACTTTTAATATATGAAAGAACATCTTCGTCTTTTAACCCTACTTCTTCATTTATGGGTTCTTCAACTACTTCATTTACACTTGTATTTTCAACAGGAGTATTTTCTACCTCTGTTAATTCTTCATCATGTTTTTTTAATAGTTTTTCTTCTACTTCCTGAACAGACTTTTCTGCTATAGGATTTACTTCTTTTACTTTAAATTCCATTTGATTTGATTTTTTACAAAGTTACTATATAATTATAATTGATTTTTAAGGCTATCTTGGCTCAAACTCTGCTAAATCAAAACCATCTAAGCTATCTTCATTAGATTCAAAACTTACTGATGGTAAGTTGTTTTTTCTTTGTTCTATTAATTTAGATTGTTCTGTATTGGCTTGAGATATTCTGTCAGCTTTAGCACTTTCCCTTTCACCCTCTCTTTTCTGTAAACCTTCTTGTTGCATTTTAGCCAAATCAACATCTACTCCTTTTAATTTCATTTGTAATGAAAATTCAAGATTCATTAACTCAGCTTTAATCGCAGCCTCACCTTGCATTTTTTTAACAGAAAAACTCATCTTAGCTTCTTCTAATTGAATTAAAGCTTGTTGTTCCATTTGGAATTGCTGCATCTTAGCTTGTGCTGCCATCTGCTGTGACTGCTGATTTATCTGAGCTTGCTGTTGAGCAGCAGCTGCTTTTTCTTCTTGCTCCCTATCTTGTTTAGCTATTCTTTTTAATTTTAATATTTGATTAGCTAATTTTAAGTTTCTTATTTCTCTAATATCTATTGCATCTTCTAAATTTATAGAATCTCTTTGTAAAGCCATTTGAATGTTTTGTTCTAACATTTTTCTTTCCTCTTCATCTGGCTCAATTTCTATAAATATTCCAAAGTCACTTAAATATAACTTGCTTATTTCTTCTAAAATACCTACATTAAACTTTCCTATTTGATTTACAAACTCTTCCTTAAAATCAGAATACTCTAAAACATCAGCAATTCTACTTGATAAAGCAGTACAAAGTCTTTGACTTAATTGAAGACCTGCATCTAATATATGTCTTGTTGCTGTATTACTACTTAATGCTGCTAATTTTTGTAAACCAACTAAAGAATAAGAGTCAGGAGTTGCTCCATCTCTTGCTTCATTTAACCCGGTTACATCACGCAACATTTGCATATAGTGATTATATGTACCAACTAAACTTTGAATTTTTCCTTGACCTGAACTACTATTTAATTGTTGTATAGGAACTTTTGCTTGATTATAATCTCCATCTTGAGTATAGCTTCTACCAATAACACTACCTGTTTGAAAAAACATTCGTAATGCATCCTCTGGGTTATAAGCTTGACCAGTTCCTAAATCTACTTCATTTAATCCATCTGCATCTATAAAAACACCATCTGGAACAATTCTAGATATAACTTGTTGTAGTTTTAAATGAGTAACCTGAATTAAATCAGCAAACGTAATCATACGTCTTGTTAATGATTCAAAAACACCTTTATACATTCTAGGTGCGCATGCTATGTATTCTGGATAAACTTCTTGAGATGCAGATTGTGGTCTAGCCATGTTTTCAGCCATTTCCCATTTTAAAAGTATACTAGTACCCATTACCATTACACCTTCATACCATACATCTATAGTTTTAGAAACTTTAGTGAACTTACCTTCTTCCTGCATTTCTTCTGTAGGATTAAAAGTATCTTCTTTTTCTATTACTCTTTCTGCTCCAACTGAGTTTACTTTTTTCTTATAAGTAAAAGTGTGTGTTGTTTTGTAATTAAAAAACAATACGGTAGCACTATCCTTACTAAATAAACTATTATTGTAATATTGAGCTGTATTATTATAATCGTACCAACTTTGACTATATTTAGATATCTCATCCATATCCTGTCTTGTTAGACTAGGATCTATTTTTTTTAATTCTGTAATTGGAAGTGTTTTAATTTCACCCCAATAAAAACAATCTTGAAAATGAGGGTCTTCAGTATAGCTATAAACCACATTAGCAGGGTCAACATATTCTATTGATATTC